CACTACGACGCTGTTGGCGTCACTGTATTTGTACAGAGTTTGGTACAGGCCAATGGGAGTGGCACTGCCTTTAACTACCTCTGCACGGAGTCTCTTGCCTGCCAACTTGTCAAACAAGCAGGCTTTCTCAATCTCTGTCTCAACACCATAGCTCTTGCCCACACCTGGAGGACCGCTCACAATCATAGCACGGATGTCACCTGACACGGTGGCCTTTGTCATCTCGTGCAGGATGTCAAAACGCTCACGGATACGATCCATAGCCTCGTCATCTGTCTCAACTGTTGACGGCTTCTCAAAATGTACTGTATTGTCTTGCATGGCATCTCCATTAATGTATTCAAAATCTTGAATCCCGTTTACGCTGATACGGATCTCGTCAGCAAATCCCGGAAAGTGGTTGTCATTTTTAACAGTTACAAACCCGCCTTTGGCGCCTGTTTGGAATCCCTTTACAAGAGTAAAGGCAATGTTGTTTACAGACTGTTTGCGGTAAGTACCGTTTTTTACACGAATTGCACTCATAGTTGGCTCCTTGTTGTGCGTTAAAAGTATATTATAGCAAATTGTGATTTATTGGTCAACCGCTTAGGCCGGGGCAAACAACTTGCCCATTTCGTTGAAAACTACACGGCTTGCACGGCGCTGAATGTACGTCAAGTCATCTTCGTCGCTGTTCATCTGAATTAGAGTTTCCAGCAGTCCGGGCAAGCGCCAATCTTTTTGGTATTGCTGGACAACTTGCATTGCTTGTTCAAAGTTCATTTCTGGCTCCTTTTTAATTACTATACAAGTATTATAGCAGTTTGGGAATTATTGGTCAAATGGTAAAATGTGGCTTTTTTACAACAAAACTGCTTATTTTTTAAGCACTTCGTAAAAACGCTGGTTGATAATGTCCATTTCCTCTTTGGAAACGTAGAAGTCTGTAGTGGGATCGTAATAGGCGCCTTCTTTGTTGTCATAATACAACACTTGGCCCGAGAAGTTGAACGGACCTTCTAGGCCCTTGCGTGGCTCGTACTTGGTACGCATTATGTCTGTGGTGTCAACAACCTTGTAACCCATTTTGGACTCCTTATTTCTTACAATACTTCTATTGTAGCAAAATGGGAATTGTTGGTCAACCGTTTACTTCCAAAGGTCTTGTACTACTTTGTCGTTAATTTTGTGGGGTTTGGGATTGCCATGAAATACTAAAACAGAAGTATTACCGTCAATCAGTGTGCCTTGTCCCGGTGCTCTGTGCTTTCTGTACTGAAAGTCGTAGCCGCCATCAAAGCACTGCCACCGCCAGCTTTTTAATTGTGTGTCATCAAAGTATCGAATTCTGTTGTGACCAAGTGTTGCATAGAGATAATCTTGATCCCCAGGGTACTGTCTTGACAGTTTGGCAATGTCATTGTTTTTAAACTTTTCCCATATCAAAGCATGATGTTTGACATTCCACCACATCACACTGGAGTTCAAGGTGTTAATTTTGGAATTTTGTAAATGTCTGAAATCCCTAATGCCCCAGAGGTAGTTGGGATCTAATTGAGTAATCCAACTTACATCACGCACAACAACTGTGTCAAGGTCAAAGTAAAGCAGATTGCCTTCATGATGTTCTGGATTAAACACCTGCAATTTATGCCACCATGATTTCTTTGGTCCTGCAATACCTGGCCAGTCTTCTAGTATGTGCTTGACCATGTACGGAGGCACACTACGGTCATGTTCGGTATAAACGTGAAAACGTAGGCCTCCGGGCAAGTTACGTTCCAACATGTTGTACAACCGTTCAACATAGGTCCAGTCGTAACCGGTGCTGTGTATCACACAGGCACAGTCAGTTATGCCAGTGCTGATTCTATTCTTCTTAGCCATAAGCCTTGTTCTAATTCTGGCACAGTATATTCAGTATGACTAATTTGTGCAAGCCATAAGTCTCGATCAGTTACATAAGGTTTCTCTATGTCAGTAATAGCAACACCAACAGGATGTGCTAAACTAGTAGCATCGACCACAGGACGCACTCCTGCTATGGCTGCTTGTATGCCTGGACCTGAATTATAATTTACAATAGCATGGCAATCTAGTCCCAAATCAAAACTGTCGTATGTGTTAGACACTCGGCCAGGTGATTCAACTCTGATTCCGGCAAAACTTGTGGTGTTGAGACTGCATCTGGGATGTGGTCTAATGTGTATGGGTCTATCTGTGTTGTGTTTTATTAGTTGTATCTGAGCGTGTATCCACGTGGTAAGATCAACCCCTGCCAATTGTTCGCTTTGTGTGTGCTGTGCCGCTATCACAATATGTGATTTTGAATTTGCAGGAGTGCCAAATCTTAAGTTCATTTTCCGGGGGCGATCCCAATCTAGGTTATCCATGTGCCCATAGTAGCCTCGGGCATTGATGTTGTTCACTGCAACCTTCCATGTTGTGCCACGATGCAATGCACCAATATCAATAATGATCACAGGCTTGTCCTGTGCTCTGTAGTGTCTATATACTGCCTGGTTAGCGGCCATTCTGCCAGACCACAGTGCTGACCATATTAATAACGCATCAGAGTCTTGGCTACGCTCTTGTGTTTCTATTCCGGCATCACGCAAAGCACTGAGCATGGCATTCATAGGAGGGCCGCCATTTAGAGCACGTTGCAAAGGATAATATGCTATGGTTTTAATCATAAGTATTTTTGATGAAATATACTGTATGTACCACTTTTAACGCCAGCGGTTATGAAAAATATGGCCGGCGTATGATCAAAACCTTTTTGCAGAATTGGCCCCAAGAGGTTCAATTGGTTGTGTATGCCGAACGATGTGCAGTAAGTGAATCAGCACCCAACTTGGTTGTGCATGACCTAGAATCTGTTAGCCCAGAGTTATCTGCATTCAAACACAAGTGGCGTGGTGTGCCTAAGGCGAATGGTGATGTCAGCCAAGACCCTGTAAGAAGCAAACGCAAGGATGCCGGCAAAGGATTCAAATGGGACGCTGTGAGATTTGCACACAAGGTCTATGCTATATTCCACTGTGCCAGCACTGCTAGATCTACGTGGCTACTATGGATGGACGCAGATACCATATGCCATAGCCCAATTACTATAGAGGATATCAACACTTTATGTCCTGCACACACAGATCTATGTTTCTTGGGTCGTCGTGGCAAGTTCAGTGAATGCGGATTATACGCAATGAATTTAAACAGTACTGCTACTCGGTTGTTTTTAAACAAGTTTCAACAAGCATACGATGACGCTGAAAATGGCATTTTTAAACTAGATGAGTGGCACGACTCGTTTGTATTTGATGATGTTAGACGTAGCGCCAATTTAATAGAACTGGACTGGAGCAGTCATTTGATCACAGGCGAAGGACATCCATTGATAAACTCAGCCTGGGGTGCATGGTTAGATCACTTAAAAGGTGCCAGGAAAAATTTAGGCCGTAGTAAACAAGTGGACCTGAAAATAAAACGTACAGAAGCGTATTGGCAATGAATTGGATTTTTCTTAATAAGAACGGTAACGACGAGTACATGGAAATGTTTGCTCGTGGATGCGGAAGTACCCCTACTGAATTAGAAACCTGGGATTACAACAGCAGTCAGGATCTATTGGTGATTCGTGGTATTATGAAACATAAAATTATCAAACAGTGCTGGCAAGATAAACGAGATTTCTTGTACATAGACTCAGGGTACCTTGGCAATCGACGTTATATTAAAAACCCACGTGGCGATAAAATCTGGCACAGGATTGTACCAAATGATTTACAACACAACACCATAATCAACCGCCCACTAGATCGATATCACCAACTTGGGCTGAGTACGTTGGCACCAAAAAAGAATGGTCGAAAAATTCTAATTGCCGCGCCAGATGAGAAGCCTTGTATATTTTACAATGTCAAACTTGATGAGTGGTTACACACCACTGTTGAAACAATAAAACAACATACTGACCGTCCCGTCGAGATTAGACAAAGAAATCCCAGCCGACAAACACGAGTGTCTAACAGCTTAGAATCAGCACTAACCGATGTGCATGCTGTGGTTACATTTAATTCAATTGCGGCCACAGAAAGTATATTAGCTGGAGTGCCGGCATTTGTGCTAGCACCAAGTAATGCGGCATTGCCAGTGGCCAACACTGACCTTGCCAAAATTGACACACCATGGTATCCTGACAGGAATCAACTTGAACTGTGGTTATCGCATCTTGCTTACTGCCAGTTCTCCAATGCTGAATTGGCCAATGGTACTGCACTTAGAATATTACAGGAGACTTACAATGTATGAAAGCCACGGATGGTGGTTCCCCGACACCGAAACACACTTTCCACAGATGCTTGACAAGAGTATCGGCAAGGGTGGGCCTGCTGAATATCAGTATCAGGTACGCAACAAGAGTTTGACCTACGTCACCCAGTTTAGAACCAGCATAGATATTGGTGCTAACGTGGGCTTGTGGTCACGTGATCTAGTCAAAAAGTTTGAGCGTGTGATTGCGTTTGAGCCAGTGCCATTATTTAGAGAATGTTTGCAACGGAATGTATCAGGCAAAAACTTTTTTATCAGTCCCATGGCCTTGGGCGATCAGGATACTACAGCACATATGAACATTACCGAAGGCAACACTGGACACACTCATATAGATCCTGCCAGTATTGGATCTGGCGAGACTATTGTGGTCAAACTAGACAACTTGCACATTGACAATGTGGACTACATTAAAATGGACTGCGAAGGATTTGAATATCGTGTGATACAAGGTGCAGAACAAACTATCCGTCAATGGCGGCCCATAATTGTAGTAGAGCAGAAGCCTCATGATATGTATTCAAAAGAGTATGGGCAGTTTGCGGCCATTGGGTTGTTGGAATCATTTGGCATGCACAAATTAGATCAAGTTAAAGATGATTGGATTATGGGATGGAAATAACATGACATTAATTGACAAAGATTATAAAGATCAACTTACATACTTGCATCAAGCAGGCAAGTTTAACAACGGGCACAAAGCCTATGCAATTGTCAAAGACTTTATTGAAAAATATCAACCCGCCGGTGTGTTAGACTTTGGGTGCGGTCAAGGAGGACTTATTGCCACAATCAAAGAACTACATCCCAACATTGAGGTCACCGGGTACGATCCCGGTAATACAAACTTCCAACATTTGCCCGCACATCCAATAGATACTGTGGTCAGCACAGATGCTATAGAACACATTGAGCCCGATTACCTTGATGCTACATTACACACCATTGATGAAAAAATGCAACGTTGTGGCTTTTTTAGAATTGCCTGTTATCCAGCAAAAAAACACTTGCCCGACGGACGCAATGCGCATCTAATAGTCAAGCCGCCTGAATGGTGGAGACACAAGATTGAAACTGAAATGAATGTCAGAGTTGTTTGGGAAGAGATCAGTGTGTTTGACCGATCAGACAAGTGGGCCTGGGTTAGTGGCCACAACTATGATGTTATTGTAGAAAAGGTATAAACTTCTGGTATATTTTGCCTGCACGGGCTTCTTCGTCACTCCAGTGTGCGGCAGCCAGGTCTTGTATCCATTGCTGACGATCAAATGTTACAGGTGATTCAATACTAGATGCATTTTTATTTGCCACTGCCCAACTTACGCAACTCGAATCATCGGCAAACACAGGGATTCCGGCACACACCGCTGCCACACTGGCTGAACTATTAAACAACACTACAGAGTGTGCTCCTACTAGGTTGTCAGTTAGTTTACTATGCTTGGGATCTATAACAGATACATTCCATTTTTCTTTATACTTGGGTGATGTAAATTTAGCAAAGTCTAACATTGCATAAGAACCCGGATGTGGGCGCACAATAATTGCTCTTGTGGTGTGCAGTCGTAATTCTTTGATTTTTGCGTCCAACCATTGATTAGGATTTAAAGACTTCATTGAAAATCCTCCATCACGTTGCATGCATATTAGTATGTGTCCATTATTTACGCTGGGTGGGTTTAGTTGTAAAGATAATCGTTGACTTATTTCTTGCCACTTTTCTGGGCCACTGGATTTGTTTGCGTATTCTGCACAATCATAAAACGGTCCACCTAGACTGTATCTTAAGTAAGTGCTGGAGTCATCGAGATATTTCCAACAACTAGCATCAATGCACATGGTCTTGAATTTGTGACGTTGTTGCTCAGCAATAATTTGTTTTCGTAATACAACGTTTGGTCCACCAGTACTTGCGGTTGTCCATCCTAGTATCACTGCCAATGGTGCAGGTTGGTATTTGAAATCCCATTCAACATGAACGCGGTGTCCTGTTTCAGTAACTCCCGCAGCGAAGCTTTCTAAGCATGCAATTTTCCTAGGATGCCTCCGAGGATTTGCCACGCTACTGAGGTATACAACTACATCAATGGTCATTTAAGATCCGCCATGCTGTGCCATTTTGCATTTCAGCTTCAGTAAACTGGCAATATGCAAGATGTCTTGCCCAGGCATCTACTTCATCCATGGTTGGTATATACAGATTTTCAATATCAGCAAGCTGATGTCTACACAACGGCGCGGCAGCGTTTGGTCCCAGAGTGATTGCTGGTTTACCTAGTAGCAATGCTTCTGTGGCAGCAATGCTGGAAAATGTTACCAAGCAATGTACATCGCGGTCAAGAGCCATCTCCATAGTATCATTAAGAAGTCTGGCTGTGCGACTTTGTTTGGTGCGCACTATAACAGGACGATCGGTGTGCTGTTTTATTTCTGCTTGTGTTTGTTCTAACCAATCTTCTAATACAATGTTGTATAGATTTAGTAGTTTTTGACTAGGCGGAGCTAATAGTATGCTAGTTCCTCTTCTGAATTTTTTTAATTGAACTCCGGTAGCAACAAATCTATCCCCTGGACGTTCTACAATATCACCAAAATATTGCACATCATTTTTGGTAACTCTGTGATAAGTTTTTCTCTTGCCGTTGCCAAAATATCCAGTGTCAATGTAATAAAAAGTTCTACCGGCCTCGCGGCATGCAAGCATTTGATTCTTTCTAGTAATCCCACGTATCACCACCGGTGTTGATGTAGTTTCTTCTCGAACCCAAGTGCTTAATCTTCCGCCACACCCTTGTATAAAACTTTGCAAAATTGGATCGTACTGCTTTCCTTTTTTCTGGTACATGAGTTCAAAATCCTTGTCATCACTTGCTATGGCTGCTACATTTCCTGTGTTTAATAATTTAATTTGATCCATGATATAATCAATGCCGATGCCATAGTAATGCCCATCGGGGTCTACTCTCCATTTTAGTATATCTCTAAAAATATCTTTGATAGGATCAGTGATCATATCAAACTCGGGTATTGCTAAAGGAGAAGGTAGTAAATGAACACCAGGTTTTTCTTTCCTTCCAAAGACCAATTCCCAATTGCTTGCAAATGTATTTGCATCAACACTTTTAGGTCTTGGTGCCGATCCTTTGCCGTCATTACTCATTCTATTGTCCTTTGTAAACAATATTCAGTAAGTATTCGTTCTCTGTGCCACTCGTCGCCTTGTGGTGTATCAGCAAACTCTTGAAAGCAAGGTGTGCCTAGTGTGTAGTGCAACAGCTTGGCATTCTTATTAACACCATATTCGTCAGGTAGCCAATTCCATTCAGGTGGTAGTTCGCCAATGCGCGAATCTTCTAACCACGAGAAGCGGTGGAGCTCACTGCCTGTGGATTGCTGGACGAACTGGGGAGTAAGTTTCCTGTTAGGAAAAGAATTACAATTCCACAGAATAACACTACTCCAATTTTTTCGAGGATAGTCTTCATTTTTTGCTCCTAGGTATTTTACAGGCATGCGTGTTTGGTAATCATGTTTGACTACCATCACATCCATATAGAGATTCTGTAATTCCCATAACTTCACAATGTCATCACGCACAATCATGTCACCGTCAATGAAGATTGCCCAGCCCGTGTATTCTTGCAGGTGTGGCACAAGGAAACGAGTATAGATAAAGTGATTGCTTCCGTCTGTGTGTGTTTCTTCGTAGTCTCGAAACAAGTTCAAGGCCACAGGAATAATAGCCACTGGCTTTGATGCATGCCGTATGATTGAGTTGGCACAGGTGTGAAAAGCAATGGCTTCTCTTGGGTCGTATCCGACATAAACTGGTATGGCTTTCATCGACGCTCAATGTCCTCTTCCACACAGTCTTCACCGTATTGAATTTCAATCAGCTTGAGAGGTTGATCAGTTTCGTTGCACAACATGTGCCACTGATTTTTTGCAATCCAAATATGCTCATGCACTCCAAAATGTCCAACAAGATCGTGATCACTAGAATTGTCCAGGGTATATACAGCGGCTTCGCCTTCTGCCACAAACCAAAACTCAGCACGTCGATCATGTCGTTGCATACTCAAACATGTTTTGGGTGCTACAGTTAGTTCTTTGAGTTTGGTATTTGCCCCAACTTCGTGTAACACACGATAGTACCCCCATGCCCGTCCAGTCTTAGGTTTCTTCCAATCTTCCAGTATCCAAGAACTGGAATTCATTTTGTTTTCGCCGCCCACACCAAACACAAACTCCACATCATCAATAACCATTTCGGGAATGTTATCTCGTGTGCGATCTCCTCCGTTGGCAAATACAATTTGATCGTTGGGATAACGTATTTTTACTAGTTGGATTGCGTCACAACTGCTATTGTCATTGTCATTGTAAACCACAACCTCGTCTACAATGCTCAATGCACTGACTAGAGCAAATCGTTCACTCATGGGCATGAATGGTTTACCTTTTTTACGAGTAAGCCATTCATCTGAATTGAGTCCAACAACTAGTTTGTTGCCTAGTTGTTTTGCCGCCTGGAAATAGGCAAGGTGTCCAGAATGGATGGGGTCAAAGCCGCCGGTGACAAGTACAATTTTCATACTAGTATTTACAGGCGGCTTTGCTCTTGTCTGTTTTTTTAATATCTGTACGTATCAGCTTTGTAAGGGCCGGCAACATCTACGTTGATGTAATCTGCCTGAGCATCTGTTAAAGTTGTCAACATAGCACCAATCTGTTCAAGATGCAAACGTGCTACTTTTTCATCTAGCTGTTTAGGCAACAAATACATTTGCCCTTTATTGTATGTTGTTGGATTGTTAAACAATTCAATCTGTGCAAGAACCTGATTGGTAAAGCTATTGCTCATAACAAAACTAGGATGTCCAGTAGCGCAGCCTAGATTAACCAATCGTCCCTTGGCCAACAAGATAATACGTTTGCCATTGGGCCAAATAACATGATCAACTTGTGGTTTAATTTCTTCCCACACTAAATCTGTTAAATCGGCAACAGTAATCTCTGTATCAAAGTGACCAATATTACACACAATAGCTTGGTGTTTCATGGCATCCATGTGTTTGCGTGTGATAACATCTTTGTTGCCGGTCGCTGTTACAAAAATATCAGCTTTGTCGGCGGCGTATTCCATAGTCACAATGCGATAACCTTCCATGGCTGCTTGTAATGCGCAAATAGGATCTGTTTCTGTAACCCATACCTGAGCACTCAATGCTCGTAAGGCAGCTGCACTACCTTTTCCCACATCTCCAAAGCCACATACCACTGCGGTTTTACCGGCAATCATCACATCAGTGGCACGTTTGATACCATCAACTAAACTTTCGCGGCAGCCGTACAAGTTGTCAAACTTGGACTTGGTCACAGAGTCGTTCACGTTAAATGCACGGAAAGGAAATGTTCCTTCAGATATACGTTTTAAAATATGATAAATTCCAGTTGTTGTTTCTTCGCTGAGACCAACAATGCCATCAACAAGCTCTGGGTGTTTATCAATGATAACACCAGTCAAATCATGGCCGTCATCAAGAATCATGTTAGGCGTCCAGCCGTTGGGACCTGTTAACGTTTGATCAATACACCACCAGTACTCCGCTTCTGTTTCACCCTTCCAGGCAAAAACAGGAATGCCCATGTCAGCAACAGCAGCCGCGGCATGGTCTTGTGTGCTGAATATATTACAGCTACTCCAGCGCACACTTGCACCAAGTTCCACTAGGGTTTTGATTAATACAGCAGTTTGAATAGTCATGTGCAAACTACCCACAATACGTGCACCACTTAGTGGTTGTGCCTGTTTGTATTCTGCTTTTACTGCCATCAATCCCGGCATCTCACTCTCGGCAATTGCAATTTCTTTATGACCCCAAGCAGCCAAGTTAATATCTTTAATTTTGTAATCCATAATTTTCCTTTTAATTTTTATGATGTTGCCACAGCGCATCAGATCCACCAAGGTGTCCCCAATCACTATCCACAGTCATGCAACTGCTAATACCACCACGTGGTCTGAATTCAATCTCAATACGAATACGATCTGGTTCATAGGCTTTGAGTAAATCCTTGTACATCACATCCAAGGCTCGTTCATAGCTTATTACAGTATCTCTATATTGAAACAAATACTCTTTAAGACTTTTTAATTCTATAGTACGATCTTTACCATAGAACCAGATAGTAATGTCCCCAAAGTCTGGCTGATTCTTCACGCCAAGAAATGTAAACTCAGGAATAGAAATCCGTTGTTCGTATCCCTTTGCGGCATTAGGTAAAGACTTGAGAGTACTACCATCAATGCTGTTCCAGATTTTTACAGTCATGTTATTCCTTTAAAATAAATCAGTTTTTTCCCATGGCAAATAGTCTTTGCCAAAATGTCCATAGTTGGTAGTTGAGTTGTAGATAGGACGGAACAAATTAAATCGTTCAATAATACCTTGAGGCGTCAAATCAACATTGTCTTGTAACCAGTTAGTTAACTCACGACCCTGTGCGGCATCTGCGGTTTCAACATAGAAGCTCATGGGTTGTGCTAATCCAATGGCGTAGCTGATTTGCACTGTGGCCCAATCTGCTCGACCACTGGCTACAATATTCTTAGCCAAATACCGAGTTAGGTAGGCAGCACTCCGATCCACTTTAGTAGGATCTTTGCCACTGAAGGCTCCGCCACCATGAGGACTATAGCCACCGTAAGTATCAACAATAATCTTACGGCCAGTAAGCCCAGTATCGCCATCAGGACCACCAATAACAAATCTACCAGTAGGGTTAATAAAGAATTCAGTTTGGTCATCTACATATTTTTCTGGCAGGATACTGCGAATTACACTTTCAATTGATTGTCTAACTTGAACAATATCTACAGACTCATGATGTTGAGTTGAACAAACAACTTTAGCAATGCGTTTAGGAGTACCGTTATCGTTGTATTCAAATGTTACTTGGCTTTTAGCATCTGGTCCTAACCAAGGCAGCGCCATACTTTTACGAACATGTGTCAATGTTTCAACAATACGATGGCTCCAATAAATGGCACTGGGCATGTGTACAGCAGTTTCATTACATGCATATCCAAACATCAAACCTTGATCGCCTGCACCAAACGTGTCTGTGCCCAAGGCAATATCTGCACTTTGCCCGTGCAACAAATTTGTAATCTCTACATCGCGCCAGCTAAATCCAGTTTGATCGTAACCAATATCCTTAATCACACAACGAACTGCACTATCAACTTCTTCTGTGTGTAAAATGCCTTTGTATTCTCCTGCAACTACAACACGATTGGTTGTGACCAAAGTTTCACATGCGCAACGCAATGATGAATCTTCTTTGCTCATAACTAAATCTAGTACTGCATCACTAATTGCATCTGCAACTTTATCTGGATGCCCTTCACTAACACTTTCACTTGTAAACAAATAACTCATTGGTTCCTTTAAACTTGTATATCTTCCATGCCTGCAGTACGTAATCTAACCACATGCCCCATTTGCCATTGCTTGGTATCTAGGCCTTTCATGATCCCTAACCAACGATTACGCAGTAGTGCAATTTCGTTAATAAGTGTCTCCATGTCAATGACTTCGTCTTCTCCGTCAACATATTTTTCAGCATCTCTAGATGTTAATGCTCTAGCATAGCCTTCGAGATATTTTTGAAAGTGTCGTCGGCGTATTTTTCGCAATTGTATGTTGAGAAAATTAAGCACCGCCTCAATTTCCTGCAGTTGATTGAATCGATGCTCAGTGATTCCAGGCAATGCAGTAATATTTTTTTCTACTATACCACCAATACGACAATCTTTTTTGGCTGCATCTAGCTCGTGTTCGTAGTATGCAACAAAATCTGGAAGCAGACTTAGATCACCAACTACACGACTGTACCACATTAGTCTTCCCAGTCTTTGTCATCAAAGTCATCAAAGTACTCATCTTCTTCCGCATCTTCTTCGTCACCGTAATCTTTGTCGTTGTCAAGATATGCAGTTAACGCACGTTTGATATCCGAATCACCTTTGAAGGCATTCCGTATGTCATCTACATCTGAATCATTGTCCATCAAGATCTGTACCACAGTTTCTGCAGCCTCTGCACGATCCACGGTGTTTACAAAACGTTTGAGTTCACCCCAGATTTCACTTGCTACTACTTCGCTCATTCTGCATCCTCCTCAACTGTAATTACCTCTGCCTTCTGATTACCAAAGTCTTTCATCACAACATCCAAGCACGAGTCATCGTTGCGTTCCCAACCTTTGCGGAACTTCTTGATGATTTCTCCAGCACTTGTGGTAAACACCAGACTGTTGCCTTCTTTCTTGAGCAGACCTTTTTTCTCAATCAAGTCAGTAAGACCTGAGTAAGGGCTCATGCCTGTTGTGTAAGGGATTTTAACTTGCACACCTTCAAAGGGCTTGGCATAGCGTGTTTTCATAACTTTACAGCCTGCACGGATACCGTTGACTTCAGATACTTTGTTGCCATCTTCATCTTCTTTGAGCTTCATCTTCTTCATGGCAACCACAATTGAGCTTGCGTAAATGAAACCTTGGCCGCCTGAGATCTTGTCATCTGGATCAAACATGTCCTGGCTAGCGTATGTGTGATTGGTACACACTAGGCCAACGTTGTAGCTACCAAACATGTTGACGCAGTTACGAACAAGTGCGGTGAGTGCTTTGGGTTTGCGACCAAGGTCACCTTTCATTTCACCTGCATCAAACTGGTTAACGTCTGTGGGTGTTAACAACATGCCCAGGGAGTCAATAACAAACATGACCTTAGGACGTTCGCCGTCTGGTAGTGCTTTGTAGTCGCTCATGAATGTGGAGATTGTTTTTGCCACATCATCAATCATGGCCATACTCAGTTTAAGAAGTTTGTCTGGACCAGTGTCAACACCTAATGCTTTGAGCCAGTCTTCATCCAGTGCGTTCTCACTGTCGATCAACACCACAAAGATACCTTGCTCTTGTGCGTGTTTGACAATGTTGCCTGAACAAATATATGATTTGCCTGCGCCTGAATCACCAGCAAACACAGTGACTTTGCCAAGCGGAATGCCGCGATTGAAGTCACCAGAGATCAAATAGTTCAGGGCATAGTTGCCTGTGCTGATCCAATCTGTAGGATCATTGAAGCCAATGCTTAGGCCGTCAATGCTTTTTGTAATTTCCTTGCGGAACTTGCTTACGTCGAATGGTTTTCCCATAATAGTTTCTTTCAATGTAAAATAATGCTGGCAAAATTGTTTGCTTGTGAGTTATTATAAAGTATTTTACGATACTCAGTCAAGTGTTTGTCTAGATCAATCATGTTAGCAACAGGAATCTGATTAGCCATCGCTTGTCGATTATGTTGGTTACACCACGCCAGGAATTCTGGACTAAATGCCATGGTCTCAGGTTGATGTAGATTGAGATTAAACGAATATTCTAAAGTTTCGTAATTGTAATGATCTTTGCAATCAAGATTCATATCAAAATATTCAAACTTATTATAAAGTTGTCGCCCTACATAGGTGTATCCAAAGGTAAAATTCATCCGATCTTGATTAGAAATCATGGATGTTTTATGGAATGGATTATCAAATATTTCCCACTTGCTAGAGGCGTTAAACTCAATGGGTTTAGTAAAAATTGATTCCAGTCTATGAATAGCCATATTTACATCTTCGTATGGAAAAATCTTTCCAAGATGTTGCATAGCCACTGCTAATCGTGTTTCTACTATTTCATCTGGAAATTGATCATGCAATTGATTGCCTAATCTTGCAGAGTTAGAATTTTGACTAAATCTCAACTGATGTACTTGTACTTTATGATTTTGTGAAAACACCCATTCGGCGTGTATCTTATTAAGAAGATTCTGATCTAGGTATGTTTCTAGATTGTCTGATTGCGGGAAGCTAATCCCAACAAGATCATAAAGAATGTCATTGGTATTTGATAACGCCCAGTGAAGATCTGTTAAACTTTTGCTGACATTTTTTGCTATTATTTGATTATCAGAAAATTTATTTTGATTATTGCTAATCGATTTTCCTACAAAAAATTCAAGCAATTCATGGTTGTACACTACTTCAAAAGGTATGCTATCACCAGTATTCTCAAATACCAAAGAAAATTTCATAATAACTTTATAATAGATAAAACACAAACACCGGTCGGTGTTTGTGTTACTCAATGATTACTTTTGCTGTCTTGCACGAATCATTGCCAAGATATCCTGGGCATTGCCACCGGCGGCAGCGGCTGGTTTAGCAACTGGTGCTGTGGCAACTGCAACTTCGTCTTCATCATCAAATGGTGATGCACTTGCTACTGGAGCAGGTGCTGGAGCAGCCTTGGCCACTGGAGCACTTGCAGCCACAATGTCGTCTTCGGTAACGCCACTGTTGCCACCTGCTGGTGCGTTAACACCTGCTGGACGGAAGTATTGACCCCAACGCTCTGTGTCGTACGGTTGTCCATCTACACTTGCTTCGAACATCTCTTTGATGACCTTCAACTCCACGTCTGTCGGACGCTTGGGCAAGAATGTGCTCAAATCAAATAAGCCGTGTGCTTCAATAGCGGCTTGTTCAGTTTCTGTCAATGCAGATTCCTTACGTGCCCACTTTGAAGTGTTGTAGTCAGCGTAGCCGCCTTTTTGTGTTTTTGTGATACGGAAATCCAGACCACGCAGGGCGTCTGTTGGCAATTCTTCCAACTCAGGATCCATCAACGCACCTTTGATAAGTGTGAACAATTGAGGGCCAATGATGAATCGGCGAATAGGATTGTCCGGGGTCTTGTCGTCACCGATTGGGTTTTCACGAACAAAGCCTTGGAAGATGTATGAACGTTTCTTCCAGTACTTACGACCCATGTCTTCAAGGCTCTTGTCCTTGAACCATGTACGTACTTCTGCCAAGATTGGGCAAGCGTCGCCCCACATCTCAACACAGGGTACTTGTACCATGACCTGTTTTGAATCCATTTCTCCCTTGATGCCATTGAAAGGCAAACGAATCATTGCTCGTTCTTGCCAGAAGAATGTGTTTTTTGTGTTACTATCAGGGAGGAAGCGTAATGTAGCCGATTGGCCTTCTTCCATATTCCAGTGCGGGTAGATCGATTTGTCTCCGCCACCTTGCGAACCTTGTCCGCCTTTGTTGCCTTCTGCTGCCTGTAGTCGTGCTCTGATTTCTGCTAATGATGCCATAGTGTTTCTCCTTGTTAAGTTGCCTATGTTATATGCCTATCTAATAATTTAGATGCTTAGTTGCCTGTGCATACAAGTTGTATTGTATACGAATGTATTTAGCATCGCAATAGTAAAAGGCAAGACTTTTGCCTTTCTGTATGGCCATAAAAAAGCCCAACTGTTGCTGGGCTTTTTGGAGTAGGATAAATTATTTTATCAAGGCTAGTGATTTGATTCTGGCCAGCAATGCATCATCCGATTTGCTTTCATAGTAGGCACCAGTGATAGCACTGTTGCTGTTCATGGGATCGTCATGACCTTCACCTACTGCGTTACCGATCATAGCACTTCCAATCATACCACCTACAGGGCCGCCTAATGCGGTGCCAATTGCACCACCTACTAAGCCTTCATCCATTACTTGGTCAATGAGTTTTTTGCCACCGTATAATACAGCCAATATTATACCAATTGGAATTGAATACTTAACTGCGGTGCTTGCTAGTTCGGCAATGGTTTTTCCATCGATTGCATTACCGACTGATTGTGTTATTGCTCCAGCAGCTTTACCAACGTCACGGTACACTTCGCCTACACCACCCATTGTGTTGTTTGCCACATCGGTAATGGCCTGGTATGCACCTAACCCAATACCGATTTTATCTGCATTTTGTGCGGCTGATTGTGCGGCCGATTTGGCAACATCGGCAGTGCCGCGTCCAATACCAGCGGCTGTTTTTCCAGTAACAGCTTTGCCTGCACCCGATGCCATACGACCCAGTGCTGGACCAACTTTAGACAACAATGGTATGACGGCTCTTGCACCTGCTGCCAACAATGGAGCAATTTCATTTAGTTGTTCTTCTTTAGTTAACTCTCTACCTGCCATCTGTCCAGCAGTCCCACCGGCTGCGCCACCTACAACTCCACCTATTGCCGCTCCAATTGGACTCCCGGTTGCTAATGCACCCAATGCAGATCCAGCAACTGTTCCGCCTACGCCACCCAGGGTGCCGCCAGCAAGTTCACTTTTCCATCCTTCATACATGCCACCGCACTCCATGAGTCCGTGTTCTGGGCAGTATTCACCTTCCATGGTAGCGTTGCATGAGCCTTCTGCAACTGGTGCCGACAGTCCAGGAATGGTTTCCAGTGTAGATGTAATTTTGCGAGGTGCATAATTACCTGTACCAAGTTCGCTATCTAATCGATCTGTGATCCATTCATATGAATCTTGGCCGTCAGCATTGTGTCTGGTATTTCGCGGCATGTCCTCAAAGTAGTAGTCATACAATGCACGGTATAGGTTATCATCTAGCTCTCCGCCTTCTTTAAAGTCTCTGACTTCTCTGCCAAAACTCTTTAAAATATGATCTAACGTATGGCCAGTTGAGTCAGTTAACACACTCTCAACAACAGGCAATCCTGCTGCCTTGCGCATGGCATTAAGGCTTTCAAATGTAGCTATGTCATCTGCTTCACTGATAGGAGCCATTGGAGGCTCTTGGGGCATGTCCTGTGTGGGTGCTACTGGTTGCTCAGGTTGGATACCTGGTTCTGTACCATCTGGCAATACACCTGCAGGCTGTTGTGGGCTTGTGTCAATCCCTAGGTCTTTAAGACGGGCCATGATTTCAGTATCATTCCATGCATTAGCATCTGGTGGCAATTCCTCAAGCCGATCGTTCAAAATATCATCTCCTACTATGTCACCTAGTAGCATTTTAGCATTGGTAGCATCTGGGCCCACAATAAGATCTTTACTCAATAATTCTTTGAGTTTGTTTACCTGTTCTTCTGTTTCTGGCGTTAACCATGTACCTTCGGCCAGGCGGTTGATCCACGATTCAAATATGTCTGCTTCTTTCATAGCATTTCCTTGTTGTTGTATACGAGCCAATAGTGGCAGAGCCTCTTCGATTCGTGAGTCCAATGTTTGTTCAATAAACATTGTTTTGATGTTTTCTACCAGTTCTTCTTGCGCACCAATTTCAGCAGGGTGCCAAGACTCAAAGTAGTGTGCATATCCACGTGGTGTTCCCATGCGTTTGACACTCTCACGTAGACTTTGATAGTACAAGTGAGCTTGTTCTGTGATCTCTTGTGTGACACCTTCCATCACTCGGCCTTGGCTGGCACGATTGAAACGGTTTAGTACTTTCATTTCGGTTACCATATTATTGATATGGCTACCACGAATATCGTAAGGTTTGCCACCTTGTCGCACATGTTCTAGCATGGCACGGCCACCTGCTAGGTTTGTAAATTGTAATTTAAAACGTTCACGGTCAGCTGTTTCAATAAACAAACTTTCCACATAGCGATAACGTTTGTCGTTTTCTCCCAGCACACGATTGTGATTGATTACCAGTCGTGCTTCTGTAGGCTCGCCGCTGTAGCTGGTACGCTTGTTTCCGTAGTAGCCTTCAAACAAACCTTCAGAAATGGCAGCAAGTGTGGCTTTTACCGTTTTAGTTTTACTAATGTCGGTTAATGTTCCAGTCCAGCGATTACGATTGGCTAGATCCATCAGTTGATGTTGAAATTCAAAGAACTCATCACGATCATCGGTGCTTTCCATGGTCTTGCCAAGGTTGTCGCCGTACATGATTATCATTTCATTGTCGTTGCCCATTACAATAACCATGGTGCCATAATTCTTACCTGATTGAGCTACATAATCAAATGTGAAAACTTTAGCTTCATCGGCATCGCACGGGCGCCCATCTTTACCAGTTAGTTCTGGTTGGAAATCGCGGGTGTCTAGCAAATCAGCTAGTTTTTGTTCAATATTGAGTTCTTGTGCCATAGTTGTATATTTAGCATTAACGCATCATTGCGATGAAGGGCATGGGTTCAATCTGGTTGTCTGCATGATCTTTAAGGTGTGTGTTTAGGTCTGCGTGGTATGTTTGTAGCAACATCAGCATACGCACTGCCAACAAACTGCTCATCACAAGATCATCGGTTTCTCCTGGTTTGGCAGAGTAGCTTGAGCCCAGGGCCACAAATGTTTTGAGTTCAGAAATCAAGGGCTTTGAGTGCAGTTTCATGCGGTCTGATTCCACAAGTATTTTAAACTTGTTGCAGGCCACAATTTTACTTTTGTTTGTGGTTGTAAACCCTTTGCGTATTCTGCGGCCTGCTGTGCCTTGTACTGAATTGTCACTAAGGAAGTAGCCCGGAATGTTTTCTTCACCATACTCAGCAATAGAAATCAGCGCGGCTTCACCAAGTGTGTTGTTCTCCACAGAATAATACACTCTTCTTTCATCCTTGACCACTAGATTGATTTCTTTCACAATGTCTGCTAGAATTTTAACCTGCGTTGGCACATCAGTGCGATTGTGTCTCCACTCTGCTACCTGTGTAGTTGTGTCTGCTTCAAACACTTGTATGGCCGCAGGATCGCTGCCTGTGCCCAAACTGGGATCTAGTGCCACAATGTATATCTTGTCTGCGTGTATAGGCGAATACCAGCGAACCTGGCCTGTTTTCCTTACAGGTTCTACTCCTTCAATGTCCAACAGCTTGATAGGAGATATCAGCGTTTCGTCATTAATAACAAATTCACAATCCATTTCTCGACGGAACCGTTCTTCACCCAGTTGTGCTCGTTGTTGATCTCCCCAGGCGTCGTCACGATCAGGATGATCGCGCCAGTAACTGCGATATGCTCGGAAACCGTTGATACCTAGGCCGTTTGCTCGTTGATTGCCAAACTCATCTTCTGTTTTGTTGGCACCTTTCCACAGATACGCAAACTGATCTTCATCAGAGTTTGGAGTACTGGTAATAATAGCTTTACCACCAGTTGCCAGTGTTGGTGAAATAGAAGTCCAGAACTCTTTGGCAATTGTGGGGCGCACGAATGCAAACTCGTCTGAGTACAGGAGCGAGATAGACATACCACGGCCTGTAGTTTCTGTTGTTGTTTGGCTTACTATACGGCTTCCGTTGTCAAAGTCTATGGATCCTTTGTTGTAGCTGGTTACACCTGCTCTAATGTGATTGGGACACAGTTCGTATGCATAACGAATACGTTGCATTATCTCCTGCGCACCTGTGTACTTGTGCGCGGCAATTAGAATAGTTGAGTCTGGCACAAACATAGCATACCATAGCAAGTAACCAGCAGCCGAAGTGGACTTGCCTGTTTGTCGAGGCATCATGGAGATAGAATATCTATAGTTGTGATAAGTGTAAATCAGTTGTTTTTGGTAATCAAATGGATGATACAACATCTTGCCACGTGTGGGGTGCTGGATGTAGAAGAAATTGTCCATGAAGAACAACGGGCCATCCACAGAGTCCGCACACTGCATGAACTCCATCAACTGGTCTTCAGTGAATGTTTCTCTGCGGTGTGGCGCTTTTACTAGTACTGTTTCTGGACTGATAGCCATGCTATTAATTATCTAATAACATTGCAAGTTCAGGCCAACATCGCACAAACTCACCTGCTTTGTCAGGATGGTATTGTGTTTCAATTTCTGCGGCAGCTAGTTCAGCAACAGCAGGCCCATGCAAGAACGGATCCAGGTAATCAGGTTGAAACAAATTTTGCCACAGCACAGTTACACCTTGTGCTACTGCCCACTTGCGAAACTCTGTAATGCGTGTGGCATTGTAGATGTTGTACACAGCATGTATACCACCCCAATGACCTTTTGAAAACAGGTCTTTGACCGTGGCAATGTTGTTTTCAACTTGTGCCCACTCGCCACCATAGCGTACATATTCAAACCGGTCGCCAATGTTGTCAAAGCTCATGCTCCAACCAACTTTTTTACGTTGTGCCAGTTTCGGGAAGATCTTGTTCCGTTCAAGATCCACATTCATGTTGGTGATTATGGTCACTGTGCAATCTTCTGGGATCACATCCAACAGTCGTTCGTTCTCAGGAAGCAGTAAGGGCTCTCCACCTACTAAGGCCACATCCTTGATGTGTTCATGATGTGCCTCAATAAAGTCACACACATTATCATAATAGGGACGACTGCCGGACTTGAATGGAATACCTTTGAGTGCGGACCATTTTGAACTGGCCCATTCACTACAGTAGTTACATGAAAGGTTACAGGTGGTATTCCATCTCACATCCACTATAACAGGATAGTGGTACTGTGATCCGGCAGTCGTATAATCTAAATCTTGGTTGAGGTCATTGTGCCATTTGCGCTCTGAATCAGCGCCAAAGCGTTCTGCTTGCACACAGTTAGAGCAGTACTTGTGTGCCTTGCCTTGTGCAATGCTGCCACGTATTTCTTGCAGTAGATCTCCGTTGAGTATTTCAATGATGTTGTTGGTGTTCAGGTTGCCCAGCATGTTGGGATCACCTGCACAACAAGTTTTAACATCTCCACGGGGATTTATGTGTAGGCCACGCCACGGTGCGGCACAATAGAAAGAGTCTGACATACCTTTATTTAAAGGCGTTTTACTGGCACCAAGAAGTTTTGGCCTCACCGTAGTACTCACGTGCAAATCCATTGGCAATCAGCATGGCTCTAAGACTCTGTCCGTTCAACAGCACATCACCTAGCACACGGCCCCCGTACTTGTCCCAGTCCATGAGCACAACCTGTCGCTTCTGGCTGTTAGCAATGGCCTGTTTGGTAAACGCTGAAGCTGCTTCGCCACGTTGTGCTTCACTAGGACACATGGCTCTGTGTCCCTTTTCAGGAGTATCAACTCCAAACACACGAACACTGAGTTCTGGTTTCAGTGGTGCCGGTAACCAGGTGGCTTGAATGCCCACAGTGTCTCCGTCAATCACACGAGTAATCACAGCGTCATAAACAACGCCAGGTTTTTGTTTGGGTTGCGCTATAACCAGGCATGGTACAAGTGCCAAAAGAATTAAAAGTTTTTTCATAATGATAAATTATACTAACGAGGATAACCTTTAAATGCCCTTACAGGACTTTGTATATCCACAAAAGCAGGTTCTGTACTGTCAGGCGTTGACACTAGTTGTTTGCCGCCTGGGGTGTCAGTCATTGACAGTGCTTGGTCAATGATTTGAGCAATTTTGGAATCCATGCCAGCAACCACACCATGTTCGCCAAATGCTGTCTGTGCTGACCATGCTGGCAATTTATCAGTAATGCCATCTGTGCCGGCATCGCTACGTGCTCGTGCAAGTGCCACACCAAATCTATAGTTGTTGTAAGGGTCTGATGCGCTGAGTCCAGGAATTACATAGGTGTACCGCATGGGATTTGCTTGCTCTGGCGGCAGGTCATGTTGCTCGCGTAGAAACTCACGTGCTCTCATCTTGGGTAACCTTTGAATGATTGCATCGGGCTGGTTGTGTTCACTGCTGGATGTTCTTGGCTTTTTAAATCACCTTTGTTTAGATCGTGAAAACTAGATCCAGAGGCTTTGTATGCCATCATCAACATGTTGTGTTCTTCTTGCGTGTAAGGTGCGGCAATGTCATATCGGCCGGCCCAACTTTCATTATCCATTTCAGGAACAAACGTTCCGTCAGTGGATGCGGCTGCCATCATAATTCTATTGAGTTCATACACACGATCTGCTAAATTTTTATCTCGAAATTTATGCAGACCCACAGTGGCAGATTGATTACGCTTGCTAATCTTTCCGGCACCATTTTCAGCAATGAAATCACGTGCTCGCATCAGCTGCCAGCGCCAATCACACCTGCTGTAGCGGAACTTGCTGTGCCTAGTTCTAATGCTGTCCAATTTGAGCCAGCAATAGTAACTTTGTTACCTGCACCCGAATATGTTTCAAATACTGTGTTGGCAGGAATGTTAATAGCCGCAGAGTACAAGTTACCTGCCGCGGCTGCTGTACCCAGAGCCACAGCATACACTTGACATGTGACTGCTGTGTTTCCTGTGGAGATTTGCAACTTGTCTGTGTACACAGTTGCATTTGAAAGTGTTGTATAAACGTTGGCCATTACTTTTTATCCTGTGGCGGAATTGCAACCACGGGCTGAAACAATTCACGTGTTTGATACATCACACCTGGGATTTCCACAGGTGTTTGACGTCCTGTTTGTGGTGCAGGTGCATGCGGGTTCATAACCGGCACGGTAGTCAACACAGATTCTTTTAGAATTTTGCTCATAATATTAATCCTGATATTTTTTCCATAAAGCACGAGTACTGGCCAAGATGCCTTCGTCAATGTCTTTTTTCTTCACAGCATTGGTTCCTGGAATTTTTTCTCCAACTTTGATGTCATCGTCAGCTAGACCTGCAGTAAACTTATTGCCTTCTTCGGTTTTTTCTTCGTCAACTTCTTTTTTCTTAACACCGGCCATTTCCATCATGCGGTGTAAGGCATCTTCTTCAGCTTCAGCATAGCTGTGTTGACGATCTGCATCCAGATTTGGTATGCCGCCACCTGTCAACGTTGACTGTCCTGTTGACTTAGGGCCATCAAGACCGCCACTGTACTGCATTGAGCTGCCAGTTTCTGTGTTGGTAGGATAGTCTGGCTCATTCAGTGACACTTCGTCAATTTCTTCTTCGCCACATGAGCAATTAGGAGTACCGCAACCGCATGCTGACTTGTAGCCTGAACCGCCGTAGCCTTCGCTGTCGCCGCCGCCTAGGCCCGCTGACTTCAACAATGTTGCTAGTTTTAGTGCATCTTCGTCACTGGCAGTGATAGTCAAGCTCTTGCCACCTTCTGTACTGTCACTCATGTTGATGCTCATTGACTCACTCAGCTGGTGCATTGATTCGTTGATGGCGTTTTCAACATCACGATTTAAACTATCGTAAATGCCTTTGCCGTAACCAAAACCGCTTGATGCAGTAGGTGTTCCTGTTCCGCCTGCTTCTTCAGTTTTTTCTTTCTTCTTGGGCTTTTTTTCAGCAGCCTCAACGTCTTTTGTAAATTTTTTGCCAGCTTTTTCAGCATGGTCGTCACGATCAACTGTGCTTTCTTTTTCTGCAGACTTAGAAACTTTGTAGCCAGCTTTCTTCAACAATGCCATGGCTGCTTTTAAATCGCCTGAATCATTGTCTGTTGGATCAGCATCGCCTTCTTTCATTTTGTTTCTGACACTTACTTTGCCTGGATCATTTTTTGGCTTGTTGCCAATCATGAATCCTTGCAAGGACTTGCCAGCGTCAGATACTGCACCAGCAGATCCTTTTTTCTTGGGACCATCTTTGTGTTTCCAGGCGTTGGCTGTTACTCGTTCTGTACCCTTGGCAGGACCTTTTGGACGACCACGACCACGTTTTTCACGTGTGTTACCTTCGTCATCAGTTTCTGACCCAACTGAGTTGCCTTGGTCATCTGTACGTCGTGTTACTTTACGTCCTGTTGCAGTGTGCTTGATATCATGCTTGGAACCATGTTCTACATCTCCCACACGTGGTTTGTCAGCACGTGGCTTCTTGAAGTTTGTGAACGGGTTGTTATCGTCATCTTCGCTAGCAACAACTTGTTTTTTGCCGCCTAGTGCTTGCTTCATTGCTTCGGCAGCTACATCACCTAGCATCTCGTCAACTTCTTTCTTGGCACCGGCAATTTTATCAGCAAACGTAATTTTGTCTGTTGGAGGTGCTAACTTAGCAAACGACTTTTGCTTGGCAGTCATTGTAGCACTGGATTCTTCATACTTTGTTGTACCTCTTAACTCAGATTGTGCTGCCTCGAGATTTCTGTATTCGTTTTTATAGTGTGATGGATCGCCGGCTAACTCATGAGCCATCTGGCTCAATTGTTGTGGAGTTGCCATTTTAATTCTTGCCTGCATTTCTGGACTGTATCCAGCGCCTGGTGTATGGGCTGCTTCGGTTGTTTTTTGTTGACCCAGGCGTTGTTGAGCACGTTTCAATCCTTCAGGACTTGTAGGGCTCTGTGTACGTTCTTTGTCTAGGTCTTGCAAGGTCATTCTGTTGCCTGGACGATTCACAGCAGGGATCTGACTCTTGTCCGGACCGCCTTGATATGCGCCTTCGTCTACTTCGTTGTCATACTTGTTGTACTTTTTACGTGCAGCATCCATTTTTTTCTCACTGGCACCTTGTTGTCCTAGTCTGGACAATTCTCGCATACCCGGTTCACCGTACTTTTCATAGCCCTTGGCAGCACGGCTCATGTTGCGCTCGTTGAGTTGTTTTGTTTCTGGTGCGTCATTAACAGCAGCCAGGCGTTTGTTTAAGTCATAGAAAAATGTCATTGTATTATCCTCTTGGTTGTGCGCCGGTAGCAGGCTTGGGTGGTCTCTTTACATTGGACATTGGGCTCTTAGTTCCCATTGGCAAATCATTAGAGGTTTTAGCAGGAGGAGTTTTGCCGCCGGCTACTGTGAAATTAGAACGATAGGCATTCTTCAAAACCACATGGTTGTATGGGTCTGCAGAATAATCTTTCTTGAGATTCTTTTGCAATTTATCATCTGCTGGATAATCAGGATCATCCAATAGGTCTTTGTTCTGGTCTGTAATTTTGACTGACTCAGAATCTAGACTTTCTTCATAAGGTGTAGTCATCATCACAATACGATTTTCATCTAGTCCCAGCAATCTAGCAATCTGTTTGATCTGTGGTTCAATGGCAGGGTACTTGAACTCTACATCAACTCGTGTTACAGACTGATTGGGGAAAGCAGGAAAGTCAGGAATCACAGCACGTACTGGGGTACTCTTAGGAGTTGACATTTTTGCAATGTCAAACTGGCTGAGTTTTTCTTCAAATTGTTTGAAGAAGTTCTTGGGTATGTCGCCCACTACTTTGATGCGGTACGCATAAGTGCGATCACTTTCTAAGAGATATTTTGCAAATGGTTTCATGTCAGTGTCCTATTGTATATTTATACTTTTCCGTTATTTTGGTCTTTGCCTTTAAGCAAACGTTCCAATAAATCGTTGCGATTCAACACTTGCCCTTGTGCAGTAGCTATCTGTTGTTCTTCAGGTGTTTGTTGATCCAGTCGCATTTTCTTCAACTGTAGATCAATAACCTTGAGTTTCTTGTTCATTTTGGCTGTTTTAGCAGTGATAGCATGGCCTAGCATGGTACCTGCTACATTAAATATCTCGCTAGCAAACCGTGAGTCTACCTGCATGCCAAGATCCATGAGATCTTTGTAGCTGTCTTTGGCCAAGTCTGCCAGTTCGTCCATCTCAGTGTCGCTGGCACTTAAATCTCTAACAGCAGGCAGAGCTGTGTCGATCTTGTCAATGGCCATGTCTATTGCTGCCAGTTGTGTTTGTGCTTCTTCAATGGTGGGGGTGTTGTCTTTGGTTTCAATTTCAACCGAAGAGGGCAAGTCAAAAAGGTCTTCTAATTTCCGCGTCATGCGGATATTTATGGATCAATTGCGACCGTTGGAAAACATATCGTTTTCGGTGATTACTCTGAATGTTAGGCCTTGGCGACCGCACCACTTTTGGGCGGCTCCCCACTTGGCGTAGTTAACAGCTACTACAGCGCGATCACGGCTGCTCATTTTTGATTCGATTACACTTTGCTTCTTGGGTTTGATTTCAATTAGCTCTGCCCGAACAGTGTTGTCTTTTTGTCGATAGGTGATTAGAAAGTCAGGCACATAGTTGCTTTTCTTGCCTGTCACAGGATTCATGTAGGGTATGGCAATACTTTCACTAGCCCACTGTAGTACATTGTCGTTGGTGTCGCAAAAGCGCATGAAGCTGTGTTCCCATCCTGAACGATATCTAGGTGTGCCACGACCCACATACTTGGAAGGGTTTTGTACTATGTATTGACCTTGCGCCCAACGACTCATTGTATTACCAGGCGTGCGGCGTATTGATTGGGAGTTGAACTGGCGTTGATGCCAAGCAAGGTGGCTCTGCTACGAATCATGTTCAGGTAATAGGCTAGGCTGGCATTTAGATTCAATCCAGTTTGCCCTTGCATGGCTTGTAATAGTGTCAGTGCTGGTATGTTGGTATCTTCTGCTACTCTAAACAAGCTCACAGTGAAGTTACCTGCGGCTCGTTTAGGCATCACACTGGAAAAATATGAATTCACAATGTCATATTCTTCTGCAGGAACGTTGGTATCATAGTCGTAGAAACTGTCAAATACTCTGACTGTGAGATCTTTTTTGTAATTTGCGTAATTTACTGTGCTCATACACCACCACCTACTGGTTGATTGTTGTTGATTCTATTAACTGTGGCTTGATTGCGAGCCGCAGTGGCTGTTGGAAAGAAGAAACCATCAGCTTTGCTGGCCACACTTCTTACGGCTCCAGGCAAGCTGCCTTGAATAACTTCAGTGCCAAGTGCTGTGGCTTCAGCAACTGCAATGCTCTTAAGATTCTTACCCTTGAATGTGTTGTAAACTGTGCTGGCTTTTTGTGCGGCACCAATCAGGCCCAGCACAGAACCAGATTGCAGATCTTGTGCAATACCACCAGCGGCATCAATTAATCCGCCTTGGCCAAGAATGGTAGCTAGGCTGCCTGGACGAGCCAGTGGGCTTGGTGTTGTGTCATAATGAGCCGCATTAGCAAAGCCTGGTGCCTGTTTATTAGGAGCACCTTGTTTGTACTTCACTGTTTCATATGCAATAGTCATTGAATGTTGCATGAGTCCATTGCCTTGACTGTAATCGTAGGTGTCATGACTCCAATTTGAAATCAACGGATTTATCAACACATACTCTGCATACTTGTGTTGGTAATCAAATCCAAAAATTCTTATGTCTGTAAAAAACGGAGGCTTGCCCGAAGAGCTGGATGTGCCATCGTTGACTGCTTCACCTATATAGCCCCAGTCATTCACTCCGCCCATGCGGTCTTGATTGTAAATGTCTCGGCCACTGTAGCCAAATCCTCGCGTGCCGTTGTTTTCGGCACCCATGCTACCATTGGTGCTGTTGGTAGACCCGTAGTTTTGACTGGCGTCTTTGTAGTAGTAACTGTAGTAGTTGTACCACATGTTGCGAATTAAATCTGATCCGTCGTCGTGAAATGTGATGTTCACCGGATCATAATTGATCTTGGTTTGAATCACACGTTTACGATTGTATTGATTTAGTGTTTCTGTGGCAATGGTATACTTGGGCAAGTCAATTGTTTTGACCAAGAGACTGATGTTGGAGATGTCAGTTAATCCAAGTGCTCCACGCAAGGCAGGAATCTGTGCAGTGTTGATTGTAAACGCCACATGGAACAAGAACTTAAAGCGTGGCTTTAGTTCATATCCATTGGGAGTGAAAACTCTACTGGCATGATCGTATCCACGCAGTCCATTGACCGCGGTGAATCCTTGAAAGATCTGCTGACCAAATGTGGCTAATGACATTAGTTATTAGCTAGTTGTACCAGCACCTGTAACAATGTCACCTAATGTTCGGCCAATAGCACCACCAATACCAGCACCGTTAGAGCCAGATGGAATTTGGTTGGCGTTATCATACGCTATAGTCATGTTGATTGTGACAACTGCACTTTCGGCATAGCTCAATTGACCGTAATCAGCTTGCTTCAAATAGCATCCATACAATTCCCATGTTTCAAGAACCACTGGAGCAGCAGCACCGTTACCACCATCTAGAATTTCAATACGTGTCAAGAACTTGTAGTCAATACCAGAACTGGCTGATGCCATTTCTAAAAAGTCCATTTGCTTTTGCATTTGTTCACCAACCAATTTGCTAACTGACCCAGCGGCGTCGTCACGGACTTCGCAAGCAACGTCGGCCCATGTAGGCTTACCAGCCAACTTTAGAGTTGAATTATAAATTGGAATAGTAACTTCTTCAAAACTCAAATTAGGTCTTGCAAAGGTCATTACTTGTTTGGTTAATTCTGTTGTTGGTTTTTCAACGCCAAAGTTCTCAAAAAATACGCGAAAGCGATATTTGAGTTTGGGCATCAACAAACCCTGATCAGCCTGGCCTCCCAGTGGAACTGACATTCTTGATAGTGATGAACTAGACATTTTGTAGGTATCTCCTGTTACGTTTATTTAGTTGAATTGGTGAGTGAAAAATTACCCACCGTTTTCATTAGGCCGCTTGTCCTGAAATCTCGCCAGTGTTCTTGATACGCAATGGAATATAGATAAATTCCACGGCCTTCACTGGTTCAATAGCAATATCAACATACAACTCATTACGGTCGATACGTGCCGGAGTATTATTGCTCAAGTCACAAACTACCAAGTAGTCATAGATACCACGCTTGGCCACCAAATCAATCATTAGTGAGTTGATAGTGTTGGTGATTTCAGCACGGGTAATGTCGTCATTGGGTTCAAACAAATACAATTTACCAATTTCTTCAAGTCTGCCACGCAAGAACGCAACCAGTCGTGATACATTGATACGATCCAAAGCACTAGTAACACTAGTTGTGGTCTTGTTACCAAAGTTGGTAATGCCAACACCCGGAATAAACGTAATTGGGTTAATGTCGTTTTCATACAGCACATCACGTAGACCTTGTCCAACGTTGATTTGTTCAAATTCGCCAGTGGCTGCATCAATGTAACCAATAGCAATAGCATTGTCAACCACACCACGACGTGTACCAGCAGGTGCTAACCACGGATAACTCACTGCATCACTACGGATAATGGTACGCATCATCATGTGACTTGGTGCTGTTACAACAGGATTACCCGTTGTGTCTGTGGTCTGGCAGCTGGGATAGAATGTACCCAAATACTGGCTGGCAGTTACTAAACCATCTTCAGATCGGAATCCTAGTCCACCATTATTGGTTGCCCAGGCTGCTAGATCAGTGCCGTTGGCTGCAAGACGCATTGGTGTGTCGCCTACCACAAACAATGTGTTGTTACGTTCATTACTGAGTGCAACCATGTTGGGAATCAACTCTGGATAAGCTGTGGCGGCAATCAAACTAAATTGTGCTTGTTCTTCACGAGCAGCAGAGCTGGTATCGATACCTGCTTTCATAGCTTGTACAACCAATTGACGTTGTGCTTGTCGACCAGACCACATTGCACCATCATCTCTGTTGCCACTTGCTGTGAGCCAGGTATTGGTTTGTGTGATCGCTGCCCAGTAAGCTGGTGCAGTTCCTGGAGTCTGGTTGAGGTTATTGTATTGCAAAGAAATATAGTTAGTGCCAGAATAACTTACATAATTACCAGTGATGTAGGTTGTGCCACTTGACCACGGATCTGCAGGGTATGCTTCAGCATTGAAATAGTTACTCTGGAAACTCTTGACATTGTAGCCTGAACGACGTGTGTTAAACAACAACATGCCCTGCGGATAAAGTTGCGGATTTGGAGCATCTAAGTCCAAGTAGCCACTGGTTAATAGACTGTCAATGCTAGGAATTGCATCCATCACAGGGTCAGTTGTGCCGTTTGGTGCCCAACGTGCATCTGCAAACAAAATACCGTTTTGAGTTGTTTGATCAGTAGTATCAACTTCTATCCACTGATCCACGCCGTCAACAACTTGCCAGCGATACAGCTTGGGATAGTTTTCTAGGTCACTGGTATCAATCCATAGATCTCCATATACCAATGGTGAAAGTGATGTATCATTTTGTGTAGTAGGTGCTGTGGCCGCAATGATAGGACCACTGGCATTGGTTAAAGCTAGATCAAACCCACGAACGTCATTGGTTACAGTCTGATATCCAGACCATTGTCCGTTGTTTTGAATCATGATATCAGCATCACTAACAGTGCTGTAATACCATAAACGGCCATCAACAGGATCTTCGTCTGGTGCAGTATTACTTGAAGTGTAGGTGAATGTTGGTGTACCAACCCAGTAGCTTAATGCCAATGAATTTGGTGTGCGGAAACCTGGACGACAAAATTGAGTGCTTGCAGTAAATCCAGCAGTTGTGATCGGAGTGCCTATTACATTTAACAACGTAATAGTTCCACCTTGACTGTGCGTGAACACAATGGCTCCTGCACTGTTGACACTTGCTGACACATATGGTACTGCCGCGGCACTAACAGCGGCAATAAATGCCGCGGTTGTTGTTCCTGAAATAGTAGCAGTACCTGTAATAGTGGTATTATCTAGTTGACTACCTGAAATAGTAAAGCTATTTCCGTTAGTAAATGGTCCAGGGGTTGTAGTAGATCCAGTTACTACAGTAGCACCCAAAGCATACCGTTCTAGTATTTCAAAAGCCATGGTAGCGTCAGTGTCACCAAAAGTGGCAGCATCAGCAATTGCTATTGTGGTTCCTACAGGAATATTTTTTCCGCCACCAGTTGGATCTAATGCATATGATGCTGACACTGTACCAAAATACACTGGACATGATTGTGCAATAAAAGTTCCTAGGGCTGAGCTGTATTTTTTTACTCGTAGACTCACTCCGTTGTTGGCTGGGCTAACATTGTTCCAGACAGATCCTGTTGGGGCTGGTGCTGTTTGACCAACAGCCCATCTAGGTGCTTGATAACTGTATGATGCAAGATACTCAGGAGCACGATAAACTTGAGCAGTAATGCCTAGAGCTGTTAACAATGCGGCTCCAGCTGACGACCCTGTTTCAATTGAAATTATTCCGCCGTCGCTGGTTGATGCATCATTGGTAGCTGTAGAGTTAGCGTACAAATATAGTTTTCCACTTACTGCGGCAGCTGTGACACCGGCAACACTTGCATTATTTATTGCGGTGGCAAATCCTACAACTGTGTTGTCAGGAGCGGCTGGTACAAAAATTTCACTTTCATTAACAAACATACTTGCACTAGCAGTCAATGACGTTGGTGTTCCTGTGCCTTGAATTGTGGGCCAGGATGTTTTCCAAGCGTCGCTACCAACTTGCACCCAATCGTTATCGCTATTTTTATAATAACCCAAAAGTTTTGTATCTGTTGCACAGGTGACAATCGCATAATCGCCAATACTACCAACAGTTGCCAATGGGGTTGGGTCTGATTCAGGATCAATAACATCAGCAGTATCATCTATAATAATAGGGGTTTCAACAGTGAATGTGTTGGTTGTTTGATTGTATTCTTGAATGCCCCAAACTGATGTTGAAGTATCTAACCAATAATCACCATTGGCAGGAGATCCAGTTGGACGAACCAAACTAGCAGTTAGCTCTGTTAGGTCAATATCAACACGTTGCACATAGCAACGATTTGTGATACCTAGGGCTGAGTAAGACGCAAGTAGTCCGTACTCATTGAGTTCGTAACCGTTGATTGGGGTACCAGTTGTGGTCTGATAGAAGAATGGCACACCAAATGTGGCTGCCAAGTCTCGTTGACTTGTGATTAGATAAGTCTTATTGGCATTGGCTGCCAATGTGCCGGCTGCAACGGTAACACCGTTAGAGCTTACTTTGTTCTGAGCAGTAGCGATTAAGAAATACGGTACTGTGTTAACAGCGGAAGGGATATATTGACTTTCGTCAATAACTGTTACTTCTACGCCTGGAGATACTAGAGCCATGATCAATTCCTTTTCAAGATACAATATTTATAGACAACTGCTAAAAAGTCGTCGTTACGGCGCCCTTTGCCAAAGGTCCTGTTGCTAAATACCGTATGAGACCCATTTGTCAAGCATGTAATCAACTGCCGTGTGCTGTTAACTATCATTGTAATGGTGTTGCACACTATCGTACTAGATGCGAGAGCTGTGCAAGGAAACGTCGTGGCCTGAAAAAAAGAATCCCACGGTGGGAAGCCGCAGGATTCAAAAAAAAATTAGTGTGTGACAAGTGCGGGTTCAAAGCCCGATACTCAAGTCAAATTCTAGTGTATCATGTTGACGGAGATCTAAACAATACTGGTGTTAAAAATCTAAAATGTATTTGTCGCAACTGTGTAGAAGAAGTTGCCAAAAGTGTATTGCCCTGGAAGCCAGGGGATCTGAACCCCGATTGTTAAACATTCCGGTAATGTAATTTTTTTGAAATATAATTTTTTATTACATAAAATCTATCTGTATAAAAATAAGGTTGATCACTTAGTGCGGTCACGTGATCGGGCCTGCGATTATTTGTTCCTTGCCATAACAACGGATTATATTTTTCTACTAGTTGTTGGGCAGTACTAGTGTCCAAGTAAGGAGTAGTCCATTTGTATACATCAAACTGTTTTCTATCTAGTATTTTGTAACCGTACTTTTCTGGGTCTTTGCTCATTTTACTGATGTTTTTAGTAAGACCTTCGGGGTTTTTAATTCTCAATGTGGCAAATTTAACATATTCAGCGACATCAGGATTGGCCAAAAACCACTCTGCAGTTTCTCTAATGGAGTCTTCGGTGTCATGCGGTAATCCCACAATGATGTTAACTTGTAATCTCAGTTTAGGAAATCGATCTTTTAGCTCAATCAAAAAGTGTTTGAGCTTTTCAGGATCTGCGCCTTTACCCACAGCTTTTCCACTATTACGGTTGAATGTTTCAATACCTACTGTAAATGACTTCCATCCAATTTCTGGAATAAGATTCACTTGTTCAGTATTTGCTGCCAGAAGATCTATTCGGCAATAACTCCAAAATTCAAAATCTATACCAGTTTCTTGTCGGATATCTCGAATCAAATACATTTTTTCCAGGCTGTCATTAAATGTATCGTCAACAAACATGAACTTTTTTACACCAAATGAGTTGTATCTATACAGGATATCTTGTTTGATTTCTTCCTTGGATCGGATGTAGGTTCCCGGCTTTTTGCCCAAGTGATCAAACTCACAAAATGCACATTGAAAAATGCAACCTCTACCTATTTCAATAGGCAATACCCAGTCGTCTGTTACAAAATCTGAATCAGCATATTCAGTAGTTAAATTATTTAATATCTGAACTGCATAGTGTTTGTCAGCATCCACATATTTTTTATTATTGAAGTGTGTATAAATTAGGTCGTTGCCTTGTACAATATGATTATGTACAGCTAAAACTGCCAGATCTGAGTACCCAGCACATATGATATCAACATTTACTGGCATGTGTTGAATTATCTCAGCATTGGGACCTCCAACTACAATTGTGCCTTGACGATTTTTTATGTAATCAATTAATAGAGCTTCGTCTTTGTTAAGCAATTCAGTCATAAACCCAGCATCTTTATTGTCAGTGGTCCATTTGTTGTTGCGAAAAGTGGCCTGGCCAGCAAATTTGTCTGAGTTGTATGTGGGAGGAAAAAATTTAGTACTAAATCCCCACCATTCGACTTCTGCGATAGTGTCCAAGTATGTTAGTAGTACAGACTGATCCCAATGAGACAAAAAATCAATAACTTCTACTTCTACGCCATGTCTTCTTAATTCTGTGGCTATCCTATATACCCCAAGTGACCTAATAGGAGGATTTGGACTGTCATTAAACAATACTATCAAACGGATTCCTTAAAGGAATATTTATACAACAGAGTAGACATCAATTCACGTGAGTTTCTGCGCAAGTCTTCTAGTCCGCCATTGTTGTCAATCACATAGTCTGCCATCCAAATTTCCAGGCTCATACTAGATTGATCTTCTGCGGGCAAGTGATCACTGCGGTCCACCCAAACAGCATAATCAAATACCTGGGTGTTACGCATGGCATGGAACTCGCTCTTGTTACGCAGTCCGCAGTAGATTGAATTTTCAGCAAATATTTCTCTACCCAGTCTAGCATAATCGTTTTTACAGTAAGCATGAATCATGTCATACCATTCTGCTCGATGATTGTGCCGATCCTCAAAACATTGTGCATAGCTAGTGTATCCATATTTGTTTTTGAGTTCTGCATAGATAAACTTTTCAGCGCAAAAGTCTGAACTAGAACGAAAACTATATCCAAATTCTTCACGCAGAATATCACACACAGTATCTTTGCCGTGTCGAGCGTTGCCAATAATCAGCAGTTTAGGAAGGGTCATTTTAAGGAGGTTACATTAAGATGATCAAGTGTGCGTTGTAGCATGCCTATTTGTCTGCGGCAGTCTTCTAGTGCATGGTGGCTGGTGGGTGGGATGGGCTGATCAGGCCATAACGAGAACACAGTACGGCTGTCTCGCACCATGTAGTATTTCCAAGGCAATGGCTTGCCATAACTCTTGTAAGCATGCTCCAGAATGTTCATGTCGTATGTGGGACCTTGTGCCCAGATTCTGGTGGAGTGCCAAATCAGCCGGCCTAGCCCGTCTAGAGCTTGATCTAACGGGATACGATCTTGTTCACTGAACGCTTCGTCCCGAACCACAGCAGGTTGTGTGGCCCACCAATCAATTGTGCCTTGATCGATGGCACGATCTTCTTGACTTTCTAGTGTGACTCTGGCATAGTAACTCTGTCCAGAATGGCCTTGCCCTAACGGGTCAAAGCTCTGGGCCGCAATAGTTAGTATTGTAGTGTCTGGGCCTGTTGCAAGCCCTTCTAAGTCGATCATCAAGTCCATGTGCTATTATAACACAAGGCTTGTTGACACGCAACGGATGGTTAGCCGATTACCCAGGTAAGTGGCTGGCTAGCATCCACATAGTTTTTGAGCTGTTCTTCTAGGGCTGTGATAGCTTCTTTGGCTTCGGCTTTCATTGCGGCACCGTTTAAGGTACCACCGCCTTGTGGTCCTGCAATTGAACCAAACTTCTCACGTGCTTCACCAATGATCATTTTACAGTTGGCAACCATATAGTCCTTGATCCATTGCTGAATTTGGAAATCTTGTAACAAGTTAACTTCAGGTTTTAGATTGTATGTCCAAAGTAACACGTTCTCGCCGGTGCCTCTTGGGTCACGGATCAGTTGTATTTTCTTTGTTACTTGGTTGAACGTGTAGTTCATGTAGCCGCCAAACATACGTGCAGCCAATTCAACGTACTGACTGTAAAAGTCGTATGTGGCAAGACCACCTGCTACGTTAAAATTCATTAGGTAAACGTTCATGCTGGCTTGAGAGAATGGATCAAAGTTACTGGCCTGGCCTGTGGCATCACCAAACTGTCTGCGGAATATCTGACGTACACTAACAACCTCTTGTGGCAACTGATAGATGTTGACATCTTTGACCAGTTCCATAAAGCTGTAGCTTTCCTCATAAGCGTTGCTGGCCCGTTGACGGTAAGTGCCTAGTGTTTTTTGATAGGCGGCTTCGTAGTGAGCAGGGTCCAACTCGAGATCAATAATCTGATCACCAAGTTGAAGCTTTACATATTCTATCATGTTTTGCTTGAGCATCTCAAGCGAGTTTTGTTGCTGTTCTGCCATTGGGGGACTCCGTCCCCTTTATTTACCAGCTTTTTAGAATGATCAAGTTCTCTGTACCACGCCCGTTAAAGGGTGTTTCTGTGGTGGTCAAGTCCTTGTAGATCTTTCTTGCGGCTGGCTTGCCTGCGGCACCCAAGGCTTTGAGTACCTCTGCTGGCTTTCGCACAGTTTTTTGCTGGCTCTCAACTGTACTAAACCCAATAATTGAGTTTGACTTTACAGTAAATGCCTGTGTATGACTGTCAGCAACAAGGTGGATCAGCTTGCGTTTTTTGGTGTCATACAACCAGGCTTCTGACTTGTCCACTAAACTTGCGGCTGGCAAGCCCTTGAGTTTGAGTTCTGCAAAGTCCACAATATGCTTGAACTTTGCGGCACGTTTCTCAGGTGGCACTGCCCGGACCTTGCGTGGCTTGCGCTCGACCTTTTTAATCTGCACATAGGCACCACAGTCTGAAATCACAAGCTCACAGAACTTTACACAATTCTTTAACTGTATCTTAGAGAGGTATCCGTAGCCCTGTACCAAGTCCGCATCTTTGCCTGCTACTGCCTCGTCAAACTCTGCAAGTTTACGGGTCCAAATTTGCTTGATGTCATTCACCATTTGTGGTGCAATATTCATTGAACGCATGAGAACCACGGGTTTGTAGTCTGCATTGAGTTTGGCTCCTGCCAAGATAAACTCGTCAAACAAGCCATCCATTTCACCCGCACACTCTGATACCTTCTCACGCAGGCGGTCCTGAATAGTGATTCTTGGTACTGTATCCTCTACCGGGGCCTCAACCTCAACCTCAGTTTGTTTGGATTCTAACAATTCTTTTAACAAGTTATCTAATTTGGTTTGTTCATGTTCGGTGAGCTCTAGTCCAACCAAGCTCATGCGACACAACCAACCTGTTGTTAATCTGATTGAGCTGTCTGGAATCTGTTTGAGCGTACGAACATCTGCTTTGCGGTCATGTGCTTCTAGATATGCAACAATCATCTCACGGGCATCTTTTTTGCCGTAAAAATAATTGTACCAAGAAAATGCTTTGCTCAAAGCACTAAATCGATTATCTGTAGGTTGGCGTACCCAAGTTGGTTCCATGCCCATGGCATTGGTATCCGCACTACGTGGATTCAAGGGCTTGACAGGTTTTGTTGCGACTTTCATATGATCTCCAAAAAGCAATAACTGTAATTATAGCAGAGATTGCTTTTGATGTCAATCTCTGCTAACTGTGTTGTTTTTAGAACACAGTGCCGCGAAACTGCTCGTAATCGTAGAATGCTACTAAAGTACTATCTCGAAAGTAAACTGTAATGCCGCCCAGGTCCTCGCGAGCGTCCCACTTTGTCTGTTCCAAAATAACATTAGTAGCACGTACCTCAAGCTCGTCCATTAGGTCCTCGCCTGTGTCCTTGTAGCTTTGCATGGCTTCTGCCTCATAATCTAAAGTGTATACTTCAGTATTATTAATTTGTGCGCTTTGTGCATCTGTAAGCATGGTGGCTCCTTTTGTTGTTAAGTGCTAATTATAGCATTTTGGGAATATTCAGTCAACCAAAATGCTATAAATAACATTATGCCACGTTTAAGCCTATACCGTCCCAATCGCACTAGAGATTACCAATTTCTGGACCGCACAATCAGTGAGATGTACACTGTTGGCGGATTAGACCTCTTTATCCACAAATATCTTGGTCCAGACACCGGTGGAGAAGATTCGGCATTTTCGGGCAACGCCGACGCCACCCAGCCTGTTTATGACGAGCTCAACCCAATGAACATACAAGATTTGCTGTTGTTAGAAAACAGAGATCGAGTGTATGACGACGATATCTATGTCATGCGTGGTGTTTACAATGCACAAGACATTGACTTTGATTTGAGTCAATTTGGATTGTTTTTAAACAATGATACCTTGTTTATCACGTTCCACTACAACGACATGATTGACACATTTGGGCGCAAACTCATGAGTGGTGATGTGATTGAAGTTCCAAACCTGCGTGACTACAATCCTTTAAACAAGGATTTAAGCAGATCGTTGCCCAAGTATTATGTGGTTCAAGATGCGGCTTATGCAAGTGAAGGTTTCAGTCAAACCTGGTTGCCGCACTTGTGGCGTGTGAAAGCTACACCGTTGACTGACGCACAAGAATACAATTCAATTACAGACAAACCATTTGTGGCTGAGTACATCTGGGATCCGGGTGATTTTTATCCCGCTGGTGCCATTGTAAATTATGGTGACGTGTATTATCGGGCTCGAGTCAACACACCTGCAGGTACGGATATCTCCAACACTGACTACTGGCGTGAGTACACTCCGCCTACCATCAGCGACAAACAAGGCACAAGAGAAAAGGATTATCAACTGAATGATGCCATCCTTGTACAGGCCGATGTGGAAGTGCCAAAATCTGGCTATGACAACAAACCCTTGTATGTTGTGCCCACACTATTGGACGGACAGCCGGCCAATCCCACATCATTGAGCACAGTGGATGGCGACACAGTGGATGGCACACAAGGCGGTATGAATGTTACCCCAGATGGCTTTGGATGGACTTCGGGTTACTTGACTGGCGACGCACACGCACCAAATGGCTTGCCTGTCACAGCCGGTGTCAGCTTCCCACTAGATGCTGTGGCCGGAGACTACGCATTGAGACTGGATTACTTTCCAAATCGCATGTTCCGGTATTCAGGCACACGCTGGTACAAAATTGCCGAAAATGTGAGAACAGATCTCAACAATGGAGCCAACAACAATACTTTACGCTCTAGCTTTGTTAACAATACATACACTGTGCCAACAACAGATCTTGGTAACGTTCCGAGTCGTCAGAGTTTGAGCGACTTGCTTCGACCACGTGCAGACAATGGTGATCAGAGTGGCGGGTTAGCGCCTAAGCCAGCACCTGACACACGACCAGGACAGAAATCGAGTTAACAATGCAACAATTTTTTTACGACGCACAAATACGTCGCTTTCTGCTACAGTTTACCAGAATCTTTTCTGGATTCCAGGTAGAGTACGGTCGAGAATCAGACAACCCCAATGTGGCTGCACTACTGCGTGTGCCCATTCGATACGGCGATGCAAGCCGTCAAGCACAAACTATCATACAAGATAACTCTGCCAACTCCTTGCCATCAACACCCATGATGACTTTTTATATCACTGGACTGGATTATGATCGTCCTAGAATGCAAGAACCATATCATGTGCAACGCACTGTGGTTCGTCAACGCACCTATGATACAGCTACTGAGAGTTATGAAACCACACAAGGTAATGCATTCACAGTTGAAAGACTGATGCCTGTGCCATACAAGCTAACAATTACTCTGGACATTTGGACATCAAATACCAATCAAAAGATGCAGTTGTTGGAACAAATTTTAACCTTGTTCAATCCCAGTTTGGAAATACAAAGCACAGACAACTTCTTGGATTGGACATCACTCAGTGTTGTTGAATTGGAATCAACACAATGGACTTCGAGAACCATTCCCATGAGCACAGAAAATCCCATTGACATTGCCACGCTGAAGTTTAACTTGCCAATCTGGATCAGTCCTCCGGCCAAGGTCAAGAAGCTGGGTGTTATTGAGCGTGTGATTGCAAGCATGTATGATGCCCAAGGCGACTTTGTGGATGCTATCATCAACAACGACCTGTTGTTAGGCACACGAGTGATGATCACACCATGGATGTACAAGCTGGTGGTGATTGAAAACAAGATTCAAGTGTTGTACAATCCCGTGGTAGTGCCCAATGGCAGCTACGAAGATCTAGATCCCACTGCTATTGTGGCAGACTCTCCGTTGTTGTGGCCAGCAGTTATCAATGCATATGGCACACTGCGTCCAGGTATTAGTCAAATACGACTGAACAATCCTCCCAACACAGAAGACACTGCCAATCCCATCATTGGTACCATTGTGATTGACCCCAACGATGACCGGCTGGTGTTGTTTGATGTGGACCAGGATACTGCTCCACAAAACACACTTGATCCTATCACAGCAATTATCAATCCGTTGGCCAGTGCGCCTGGAGACGGCTTGCCTGTACCAGCGGTAGGACAACGTTATTTGTTAACAGAACCAACAGGCAACGTCACAAACTCTGTGAACCCTGAAGCATGGATTGGAGATCTTGGTCAACCCTTGGTTGCTATAGCCAATGACATTATTGAGTGGAATGGCACACGCTGGCGCATTGTGTTTGTGTCTGCTGATGCCACTGCTGTACAGTATGTCACAAACATCACCACAGGCACCCAGTACGAGTGGACTGGCGAAATGTGGATCAAATCATATCAAGGTATCTATCCTGGAGGCACGTGGAGTCTAGTACTGTGAAAGCAGTGGGTGTGTGGTTTCTAAGCCAGGCCACTGGCAGATACCTGTACTTGTTGCGCAACGACTCTAAACATCCTGGATCATGGGGATTGCCTGGTGGCAAAATTGAAACTGGCGAAACCCTGCTGGGTGGTATGGAGCGTGAGTGTGTGGAGGAGCTTGGAAGTTTTCCTGCCTACACCAGACTCATGCCACTAGAAAAGTTCACATCAGCAGATGGCATATTTGAATATCACACCTGGGTTTGTGTTGTTGATCAAGAGTTTGTGCCTGTGCTAAACAACGAGCATCTTGGCTATGCCTGGATTGATCAAGGCACTTGGCCTCGCCCCATGCATCCTGGCTTGTGGTCAACTGTGAACTTGGAAAGTATTCAGACCAAACTTGCGTCCATTGAAAATGCTTTCCAGAAAAATTAGAATCTTCCCACAACAACTTCAATAGTCTGAATACTAGCATCGTCAATGTATCCTAGACTCTTGCCAATCACACATCCTGGTTGATATTGTGTACCTATACGCTGAGCCACACCTGGTCGAGTGCTAGATACTAGCACATCGCCTTTGCTTACAGGGCCTTGAACACGGCACGGAACTCGACCAGTTAACGCAACTGGTAGCACATGTTTTCCTTGTTGTCCTGAGTTCATGATATAGCTGGGGTTGGTTGATATAACACCAGCTATTGCTGTACTACCAGGTGCTACTGTTTGTGTAATTTCTTCAACTCCGCCAAAATCTACCACGGTGCCCGGAGGGTAATCTGCGTCAGCAACATACATCTCTGCCAAGTCAGCATACTGTGCTGAGGTGGCTTTGGCAAATACTGTGTTAAAATATGTTGTGCTTGATCCAATGTTGCCAATGCCGTTGCCGTTGCCGTTAACAATATTGCCTCCGGTGATATTACCAGTTGATACCGTTAAACTTGTACCAGTTAAGGCAGCACCTGTTACAGCACCAGTAGCGGAAATTGCACCTGCAACCGTTAATCGTGTTGATGGAGCAAGGGAAAAAGTACCAATACCAACGAGACCATCGTTTCTAACTATCATTCCATTATCAATCGCAGTGTACACCTGTAAAGCAGCTTGACTGCCAGACGAACCTGATAAATCTACTCTTAATCCATAAGCCCCTGCTGTGTAATTTTTAAAATCTCCTGTCCAATCAGCAATAGTTTGAACCGTTTGAAATTTAACACTTGGTGAGCTAGTCCCAATACCTACACTGCCGTTTGTAGTTAAGTTACCACCTGTGACAGTACCTGTTGACGAAATTAGTCCAGCGGTGCTTATGTTTCCTCCAGAAACATTACCGGTGACTACCAGACTACTTAACATTCCCACTTGAGTGATGTTTAGTTGACTGCCAGTTTGTATAGTGCCAAACAAATTTACACCTGTGATGTTACCAGCTGCACTAATTTGTCCACCTGTTAGCAAGTTACCGCTTGTGGTATTACCTGTTACTGCTAGTGAAGTCAACGTGCCAACACTAGTAATATTGCCTTGTGCGGCTGTGGTCACTGTACCTGCTGTGGTTGCAGTGCCTGCACTTGTGGCAAAAGTGGCATTGGCTACCGTGCCTGATACATTTGCTCCAGTGATAGTTGTTAACGGGGCGCCATTGCCAACAAATTGAGATGCGTTGACATTTCCAGTTATACTAACACTGGATAAAATACCAACACTAGTAATGTTTGGTTGAGCGGCGGTTGTTACTGTGCCTGCACTACCAGCTGACGTAGCAAATGTTGCATTGGCAACTGTGCCTGTGACATTGGTACCAGTAATTGATGTAAGCAAAGCACCGTTACCTAAAATGTAATTTCCGGTGATGTTACCTGCGGCACTGATTGTGGTGGCATTGATGGTTGAAATTACAGCACCAGTACTGGTAACATTGCCGGCCAAAGATGCTGTGTTTGCAAACACAGTGGACCAGTAATTGGCAGCGCCGCCTAATGCCAGTGTGCCATTGGCTGTGGGCATTACGGCAACATTACTTTGCCAACTTGCTGTGGCATTGCTATATCTCCAGGTGGCAATTGCTGGATTTCCCACATCAATACCAGCACCGTCAACATTGGCACTAGTAGATTGATTATTTGCCAGTGTGATTGATTTGTCGTTGGTAGTAATTGTATTAGAGTTAATGGTAGTGGTGGTACCATTCACAGTTAGATTGCCTGTGATCACCACATCGTTGCCAACTGCAAGATTACCTGTGGTTATGTTTCCTGTGATGTATAATCCATCCACAGCAAATGTGGCAATGTTGGCAGTGCCTGATACAGATACTAATACATTGCTGTTGGCCAACACTCGTATGCCTGAGCTGCCCGAAGACACATTACCAGTATTTGTGATATTTTGTTGGAATGTGAGAGCGGTGGTTCCAACCACAATAGGATTATTTGTGGCCAGCACCCACTGTGTGTCAGCATATATGGTACCATCTGTGACCATTAAGATCATGCCGGCTTCAATTTCGCCAGTGGCATTGGCATCAGTTGATCGAGTCCACGTTCCGTTTGATCCTGTACCCGGAGTTGTTACAACATAGATACCATTTTCGCTGCCAGTTGTTTGACCTGCTACCAACACACGATCGTTGGCAATTAATGTTGCCCCGTCAACTACGTTTGGGGCACTGCCAGACAATGTAACATCTGCAGTCGTTACCACACGCACAGCCTGTTTAAAGTCTATGTCAGATATTTGTTCAGCACGTATTCTAGTTAAACCCATCAATCAATCCAAATTTATTGTAGTATTTAGCCAAAAAAATAGGACTCCAGGAGTCCTACTTTTTGTTACATTATTGACTGCTTAGTTGCGGCCAATTACCACTTCAATTGTGCCTTCTGCACCGTCAAAGTTCTCCAGGGCCTTACCAATAATACTACCTGCACGAGCTGAGTTGTCAACTCGGGCTGCACCGTTGCCGGCTGCTACCATCATGTCGCCTTTGCGTACTGTTCCAACCACTCGACATGGCACACGACCTTGCAATGCTACCATGGCCACGTGTTCTGCAGTCAGTCCAGCATTCATGATGTAACTTGGATTTGTAGACACAACACCTGCCACACGAGTTGAACCTGCTTCAACTGACAATGTGACTTCTTTGTCCCCACCAAACTCCAGCACTGTTCCTGGTGCGTACTCTGCGTCTGATTCGTACTTTTCTGCCAAGTCAGCGTATTGTGCTGAGGTGGCTTTGGCAAACACAGTGTTGAAAAAGACTGTAGAACTACCAATGTTGCCAATGCCGTTGCCGTTGCCGTTAACAATATTGCCTCCAGTGATATTACCAGTGGTCACTGTCAGGCTAGTGCCTGTTATGGCAGCACCAGTGATTGAACCAGTTGCTGATACCAATCCAGCTGTGCGCAAGTTGCCGCCATCAATGTTGCCAGTGATGCTGGCTGTGGTACCTGAATAGTTACCAATAAACGTAGTTGCAATCAAGTTGCCACCACTAACGTTACCAGTTACGCTAACACTTGAGCCAGTCATTACGCCACCAACCACTGACGCTCCTGTTACTGCACCTGTTACGCTAACACTTGATCCAGTAATCACACCGCCTGCAACTGATGCTGCCGTTACACCACCTACTGCACTAATACCAGCACTTGATGTAAACACGTTGGCTGAGCTGTTGTACAACCAGGTGATGAATGGTGAGCCAATTGGGCCAACTTCAATACCACCACCATTGGCTGCGCCACTGTTGATTGCATTGTTGGCATAGTTAACTGTCAAGTCATTTGTGCTGACAACGTTGGAGTTAATGGTAGTTGTTGTACCGTTAACTTGCAAGTTACCGTTGATAACAACCAATCCTGCGTTTCCAATTGTGGCAGGGTCAATTGTAATTGTAGAATCTAAACTGCTGATTAAATTGGTTGCAATTGTGATGTTACCAACGTTGATGTTACCACCAGTTACATTACCAGTTGCGCTGACTTGTCCAGCTGTGCGCAAGTTGCCACCGTCAATGTTACCTGTCAAGCTGGCTGTAGTACCTTGATAGTTACTGAAGATAGTGGTTGCAATCAAGTTACCACCACTGATGTTACCTGTAGTGCTAATATTACCTGTAGCCGCAACACCAACTGTGTTGACGTTACCAGTTGAGCTCAATGTTGAACCGGTAATAGTAGCACCAGTAATTGCACCAGTTGCGCTGATTAGACCGCCAGTTAACAAGTTACCACCAGTAGTGTTGCCAGTTGCACTCATTGTGCCTGTAACTGCAACACCAGTTGTTGAAACAACAACTACATTACTAGTATTAGCAATACCAACAGTTACATTACCGCCTGAGCTTACAACTTTAACATTTGATGTTCCGTTCTGAATGCTGGTTGCATCAATACCGGTTAGTTGGCTACCATTACCTAAAATGTAGCTACCAGTGATGTTACCAGTTGCACTCATTGTGCCTGTAACTGCAACACCTGTAGTGCTTGCTACCAACACATTGGCTGTGCCGCCAACTGTCATGAAGGTATTGCCGTTTGCACCGCTGATACCAACTGTAGAAGTGCCTGATACAATAGCATCTACATCTACTGATCCCACGTCAATATTGGCCTGTGTCACACCGTCTGACTTGTAAACAACAAATGTGTTGGCATTCAGTGCTTCCAAACGCAATGGTCCCAGATAAATGGTGTTTCCAGCCACATAAATGTCTTTCCATTGATTGGTTGAACTGCCCAGACTCTGTGTAGCATTAGCAATTGGCAACAAGTTACCTGTTATGTTGACCTTGTTGGCATTGCCTGCTGTTTCTACCTTGGCATTACCGCTGGAGTTAGATATTGCAGTTACTGAACTGGTAGTTTGTAACTCACGTACAGAAATTGTATCACCGTTTGCAGGAGCTTCTGTAAAGATCAAACTTGCACCGCTTACTGTGTAAGCAGTAGTTGGAATCTGAACCACACCGTTTAGTGTAACAAGTACAGAATCTGTAGTGTAGTTTGCACTGCTCAATGTGAATGTAGTTGTTGTACCATCACCAGCAAACTGTTCTGTAGTGATCACAGTGAAAGCAGAACCCAGTGATTGCCAAGCAGTCCCGTTATATGCTTCCACCTGTAGTGTTGTGGAATTGAAACGCACCATACCTGCAACACCTGCTGCCGGACGTTGTACAGTGTTACCAACAGGCACCAGGATAGAGTTGGTAGTATTAAATGCCACCAATGCATCTGTTGTTTGTGTTGCACTACCAAAACTCACTGTTCCTGTGCCAGCATCAACATACACTAAATTAGCTACATTATCGCTACTGATTGCAAAGTCAACATCAGCACCTGCACCGTTAACAGTGACAATACCATTTGTGCCTGTGACATTGTCGCCACTGATTACAATGTTACCAAACTTACCTTGTGTTGTTGCATTGACGTTGGCACCAGTTACGTTGGCTACACCAGTTACGTTTGCACCAGTGATGTTGGTTGTGACATTCAAATTACTTAAAACATTACCACTTAGACTCAATGCTGTTGCATTAAGATTACCAGCTGCAATATTGGCAGTTGTGGTGATTCCACTTGTGGTGTTGATAGCACTCAGCACGTTACCACTTAGGCTCAATCCACCAGTGTTGACGTTGGCACCAGTAATGTTACCTGCTGAACTGATACTTGCTGCTTCAAATGTACCTGTTGTGATCAAGTTGCCACCTGTGACATTGCCTGTTGCACTGATCAATCCTACTGTGGTAATATTGCCACCAATCACGTTGGCTGCACTAGTGATACCACCTGTGGCACTGATAATACCACCTGTTGTCAAATTGCCGCCAGCAATGTTGGCAGTTACGTTGATTGATCCAGCACTCATCACACCCACGGTGTTTAGATTGCCGCCAACCACATTACCAACAGTGGTAATTGATCCAGCAGCACTCAAAATGCCACCTGTCAACAAGTTACCGCCTGTGATATTGCCGGAAATTGTCATGCCAGTCGCTTCTAACGTTCCAACATTAGCAACGCCAACTGTGGTGATGTTGCCGCCAGTGATGTTTCCAGTTGCACTGATTAGTCCACCTGTCAACAAGTTACCGCCTGTAGCGTTACCTGTTACTGTCAAGTTACCCAATGTACCAACAGTGGTCAAACTACTTGTAATCACATTTGCATTAAGTGTATTACCTATCAAGTCGCCTGCTGGTGCTGTGAT